ACTTGTTCTTCTGGAACTGCATCGATCAAAGGTCAGACAACTTTATTCAAGGTATAACATATGGCAATCCCAACAACCAGAGAAGGTTTAAAACAATACTGTCTCCGTGACTTGGGTGCACCTGTACTCGAAATTAACGTAGATGATGATCAGCTAGAAGATCGTATTGATGAAGCGTTAGATTACTGGAGACAATATCACTATGATGGTATTGAGGAAGTTTATCTAAAGCAGGTTATCCGTGCATCTGAAGTCACATTAAGTGCTAGCGTTGCGGACACATTCTCCAATGGTGAGAAAATCACAGGTGTTACATCTGGTGCAACAGCATTTGTTACTACAGAGTCTCAAAGAAAATCTAACGGCACATTATTGCTAGTTAAAAAAGTGACTGGCACATTCACTGCAGGTGAAGCGATAACAGGCTCGATGGGACACAATGCTACTCTTAGTTCTATTACATTAAGAGAGTATGACAACAAGTATATTACTATCCCAGATTATGTCTGGGGTGTTACTGGTATTCTTAACATTGGTCAAGCATCTTCTTCTAAGAATATGTTCGACTTGCAATACCAGTTACGTCTAAATGATTTGTATGATTTAACTTCTACATCAATCATTTACTACACAACTGTTATGCAACATTTAGATCTACTTGACTGGACTCTAAATGGTAAAGCAGATTTTAGATTCAACAGACTCCAAGATCGTATGTACTTGGACATCAACTGGGACGCAGACGTATTTCTTGGTGATTATATTATCATCAAAGGATATCGTGCAATGGATCCTACTAATTGGTCTAAGGTTTGGAATGAGACTTGGTTAAAGAAATACACATCTGCATTGTTCAAGAAACAATGGGGAACAAACCTTAAGAAATTCAAAGGTATCCAACTTCCAGGTGGAGTTGTTTTAGATGGCGATACGCTATACCAAGAAGCGATTGCAGAAATTCAAATGCTAGAACAAGATTTAATGACTAAGTCTGCCCCACTAAACTTCATAATGGGATAAAATGTCAACAACAAATGTTTACTTCTCTCAAGGGACTAGAAACGAACAGTCTCTAATAGAAGATTTAATCATCGAATCGTTACGTATTTACGGTAACGAAGTTATGTACATTCCAAGAACTCTTGTTTCTAAAGATAACATTCTTGGTGAAGATCGTCTGTCTCAATTTAAGTCAGCATTCCCTATCGAAATGTATTTTGAGAATGTAGATTCATTCGGTGGTCAAGGTGCATTCATTCAGAAGTTTGGATTAATGGTTGAACAGTCTGCTACTCTAGTAGTTGCACGTAGACGTTGGGAGCAATTCGTTGGTCGTTATGGTGTAACAACTATACCAACTCGTCCAAATGAAGGCGATCTGATTTATTTCCCACTATCAAAAGGTTTGTTCGAAATCAAATTCGTACAACACCAAGATCCATTCTATCAACTTGGTAAACTATATGTTTACAAACTTCAAGTTGAGTTGTTCCAGTATGCCTCCGAGTTTATCGATACTGGCGTACCTGCCGTGGATGCATTTGAGAGTCTCAAATCATTTACTACTAATGCAAGTAGAAGTGTTTATGGTGAAGTTGTTAAAGTAAATATTACCAATAGTGGTTCAGGATATACTTCTGTACCAACTGTAACTTTCGCAAGTTCTTCTGGAACTGGTGCTGCAGGAACTGCAGTTAGAGGGACTGGTGCAAATGCTAATAAGATTATTCGTGTTGATATAACAAATCCAGGAACTGGCTACACTCAACCACCAGCAGTTTCTTTTGTTGGCGGTGGTGGTCAAGATGCAGCTGCAGTATCATTAATTGAAACTAACATCGATAAAGCAGCAGACTCTTTCGCTGATAACAATACATTCAAAGAAGAATCTGTTGGCATCATAAATTTCGATGAATCAAATCCTTTCGGTGAGATAAACAATGCTTAATGGTAACGTATACTATCATGGAATAATTCGAAAAAGCATTGTCGCTTTTGGTCGTTTGTTTAGTGACATCTATATCGATCGCAAACAAGGTGATTCCGTAACTGGAACTACTCTACAGCGTGTGCAGATTCCTCTTGCATATGCTCCAAAAGAGAAGTGGCTCGTTAGAGTTGATGGTGATCCAAATTTACAAAACAATGTAAACACAGTTCTACCAAGAATGTCATTTGAGATTACTGGTTATAACTACGATTCTGCTCGTAAAACTAATCGCATGCAACAGATTAAATCTGGTAACACTAGCGAAAAGGCAGTTTTGTATACACCAGTACCATATAACCTAGATGTTTCTCTTTACATTCTGACGAAAACACAAGAAGATGGGCTTCAAATTGTTGAACAAATTCTACCAACATTCACTCCAGAATATACACTAAGTGTAAATGCTGTTCCAGATATGGGTGTTGTTATAGATGTTCCTATCGTTTTGAATTCAGTTCAAGTTCAAGATGAGTATGATGGTGACTTCCAAACAAGAAGATCCGTTGTACATACATTAAACTTTCAGATGAAATTAAATCTGTTTGGACCAATGTCCAGTCAGGGTGTTATTACTACTGTTAATGCCAATGTTGGTCAAAACGAAAACCTTTCAAATCCAAATAGAATTTATACAGCAGAGGGTGATGTTACAACAGCCACTGTAGCATCAGAGGATTGGACTAGCAATTTTTAATTATGGCAGAAATTTATAATTCGAATTCGAATTTAAAAGCTGCTGGCGTAAGTGTAGAATTTACTCCAGACAATATTAAAGAGTACATTAAGTGTGCTCAAGATTACATTTACTTTATCGAAAACTATTGTCAGATCGTTACACTTGACCATGGTCTTCAGCTGTTTAAACTATACGATTGCCAAAAGAAAAAGTTAGACATCATTCACAATAACCGTAGAGTTATTTTGATGGAAGGTCGTCAGCAGGGTAAGACTACAACATCAGCTGCTTATATTCTCTGGTATACTTTATTCCAACCAAACAAGTCTGTGGCTATTCTTGCCAACAAAGCGACTGCTGCTCGAGAAGTTTTGGATCGTTATCAGACTATGTATGAGTTGCTTCCAAAGTGGATGCAACAGGGTGTCACTACTTGGAACAAGGGTGACTTAGAATTAGAGAATGGATCTAAAGTATTTACTTCAGCGACTTCTACTTCAGGTATTCGTGGTAAATCCGTTAACTTACTGTACGTTGACGAAGCTGCGATTATTCCTAACCAAGTTGCCGAGGAATTCTTTACATCTGTTTATCCTACAATTTCTGCTGGTCAGACTACTAAGATTCTTCTATCTTCCACTCCACTGGGATACAATCACTTCTGGAAGTTTTGGAATGATGCTGAGAATGGTCGAAATGGTTTCGTTCCACTATTCATTCCTTACTGGGAGATTCCAGGACGTGATGAGAAGTGGGCAGCTGAACAGAAGGCTATGCTCGGTGAACTCAAGTACAACCAAGAGGTTGCTTGTAAGTTCTTGGGTTCTAGTTTAACCCTTATTTCTGCCGATGTTATCGCTAAGATGCCAGTGGATCCTATCATCTACTCTAAAGATGGATTAGATGTTTACACTAAACCTAGTGCTGGTCATGTATATTGTATGATTTGTGACGTGGCCAAAGGTGTTGGTGGCGACCATTCTGCTTTCCAAGTAATTGATATTACAGAAACACCTTATAGAATAGTTGCAAAGTATCGCAACAACGAGATTAGCCCACTTTTATACCCTAACATTATATACAAAGTGGGTAAAGAATATAATGAAGCGTATGTTCTGATAGAAATAAACACCAGTGAACAGGTTGCCCACATCCTGTACACTGAACTTGAATACGAAAACATCTTATTCGTAAATCGTCATACAATGGGGCAGTATATCGGTGGTGGCTTCGGTGGAGGTAAGACTCAACTGGGTGTTAACACTGATAAGAAGATTAAACGAATTGGATGTCAAAACTTCAAGTCTTTAGTCGAAGAAAACAAACTTTTAATAAATGACGCAGATACTATCTCCGAGATCTCTACATTCATCGAGTCTAAAGGATCTTATGCTGCCGATGAGGGTTATCATGATGATTTAGTGATGCCATTGGTGCTCTTTGGATGGGTTACAACTCAGCCGTATTTCAAAGAACTAAATAATATAAACCTTAGAGAGATCATGTATAAGAAACAAATACAGGCGATTGAAGAGGAATTAACACCATTCGGTTTCTATGACGATGGAAGTCCAGAGAAGGCTCCACTCAACTTTTGAATTGAAAACTTGTAAAAACTAAATAAAATGTAGACACGATTTTCTGTCTAGAGTAAAAACTTATTAACAAGGAGAATTACAATGCCTTTCCAATTATCTCCAGGCGTTGCAGTCGTAGAAAAAGATTT